CTATGATAATATTGTTCAGTGTTTATCTGAACAAAAACTTGACGGTGAACGCAATATTACGTGTACGGGTCACTCACTCGGAGCTGCATTAGCTACTATCATGGCAAGTCGGTTAGACGCCAACGAACTTTACACTTTTGGTTCCCCCCGCATAGGTAATCGCGCTTTCGTCAAAGAAATGAATAATGATGGAATTAAACATTATCGTTTTGTTAATAACAATGATATTGTTACTAAAGTTCCGTTCCCAATTAGATTTGTCCATCATGGTGAACTAGTTTATATAAATCATCATGGAAATATTAGAAAAATGTCTCCTTGGCAAAGATTTAAAGACCAATGGAGAGGACGCATGCGTGCTCTGGCTAAAGGACAACCGTTTGATGGTATTTTTGATCACTCAATGGATTTATATTACCAAAAAGTACAAAATGTCTTTATACAGAGCCAGAAGTAAATGTCCAATATGTTCACAAGAAGAAGAAGTTTGGTTTCAAAACGGTAAAATTGAGCCTCTTGATATTGTAGAATGTCCCAAATGCTCACAACTGTATGAGCCTCAAAATTTTATATCCACCTTTCTTGATTTAAGACAAAATTCAACTATATCTTCTAACTATGCTGTAATGACATCTACTCTGTAGTTGCTTAGTGCTTTAAAATAAACTATATTAAAGTATATTTTAAACAAGGAGGCAGTTATGGCTAAAAAACGTCAACGTAAACAGCAAACATCTAAAGGCATTACTCACCAAAATCCCAATCGTTTTGGAAATCGAATTCGTAAATCTATCCTTATTGACTATAGAGGGTCAGACCTTGAAAGTGCTAATAAGGTTAATGCCTGGCGTGCTGGTAAAAACGTGATGCTTACCATCCAAAATCCCGATAAAAAGAATACTAAAGAACGCATGATTCGTGTACCCGCAGTTGACGTTTGGGGTTTTCCTCGTCAAGCAAATTTGCGTATGCGATAATGACTGAGTTTAGTGACGGAATATTTAACGTAATCAAGCACAGTAGTGCTGCTCTTGCTGTTATATACACGTTAGGTCATATTATAATTGCAATGACTGTTGTAAGTTTTATGACTGGAGCAAGTATATGGGAAGCAGGAGCAGTTGCGCTTGTAGAACCTGCAATCAACGGTGGTTGGTTTTATATACTTCATAAAACCTGGAGTAACTTTAAGTAATGGAAATTTTATGGGCAGTTTATTTAGAAGTTTGTTTAATCTCTTCTTGCATTTCACAAGAAGTTCAAAGGTTTGATCCCCCACAAGCAGAAACTAAGTGTGTTGAAATGTTAGAAGCCTATGTCAAAATTCCCTCTGATGGAGAGTGGGACTCTATAGATTGGGTTTGTAAACCACTACATAGTGAGGGAGTGTAGTGCCTGAAGGACCAGAGTGTACTAGAACTTGTCGTCAGCTTGATCGCGCTACGCGTGGTAAGTCTTTAGTAAATATAAACTTTATATCAGGAAGATATGTAAAAAATTTACCCACGGGTTTTGCAGATTTTTATATAGCTTTAGAAGAAAATCATCTTCCTGTTAAAGGTGTGTTTAATAAAGGTAAATTTATTTGGTGGGAATTTGGAGACATGTTTCCCATTTGTTACATGTATACTACCCTAGGAATGACAGGCAACTTTAAACTAAAACCTTCTAAATATACACGATTTGCTTTATACTTTGATGATGAATCTTCTATCTACTATAACGATATGCGCAATTTTGGGACTATTAAGTTTGTTCATAAAGAAAGTGATTTACAAGCAAAACTTAGATCAATCGGACCTGATATGCTTAATAATCCTTGTACTCTTGACGAGTTTAATACCCGCGCACGAAGTAATCCCAATTACTCGGTAGTAAAGTGGTTAATGGATCAGAAAAAGATTTCTGGTGTAGGTAATATTTATAAGTCAGAATCATTATTCTTAGCAGGTATTGCTCCTCATAGAACTATGGGATCTTTAGGCGGAGAAGAACTTGAAAAACTTTATTATGCAATTTGTAAGGTACTTTCAGCATCGTATGAGACCGGAGGCGCAACTATTCGTAATTATTCTGACTTATACAATAATCATGGTAAGTATACTCGTTTTGCATCAAACCCTACTGAGATAGTAGAAGCACGAGGTGGTCATGTAATGGTTTATAATCAAAAACATGATATTTACGGCAATTCAGTAGAGAGGATTAAACTTGATGATGGAAGAACAACTTTTTGGTCTCCGGCGGTGCAGTTTTGAGTGAAGAATCTAAACTAATCTTAATTTCAGATTTCATTGAACAAAAAATACGTAAAGAACAAGAACTTGAATTTTATCTTAAAGAACTTACAGAGTTAAACCGTAAGATTGGATTCTTACGGCAAGAAGTTGATTTAACAAACACTATTATCAACATGATCAAAGCAGAACAAGTTCATGATGTTAAAGAGCGCATGGTTGAAAGACTAGATAATCAAATTATAAGAGGTAATGATGACTTGGGCTAACTATAATCCTATCCAATCTATGTTGGAACAATACCATGAAGTATCAAATGAGGACGATGTATTGATTCCTACTACTGACGACGTAGCCTGGACTCATTTTGTAGAGCAGCGTTGGGTATACGATAAGATGAGAATATGTGCTTCTCAAGATATACCTCACGGACCAATAGGAACAACTCCTACTGAGTATCCAATTTGTGTAAAGCCTATCTACAATCTTTTTGGGGGCTCTATAAAGTCTCATGTTTGTCATAACGAAGAACAATACAGAAAAATTATTGATCCCAGCCTATTTTGGTCTCCCTATCACATGGGAGATCACTATTCTGTTGATCTTATTATGTGTAATGGTAGTGTTGTAGAGAGGTTTGTCTTTTGCGGAGAAAAACTTCAACACGGAGCTTTTGATTACTGGTACTTAATTAATGATGACTTATATAATCATGCTATAGATGATGCAGTAAGAATAGCTTGGAGCTGGGCACAAGAGCAGTTATGCGATTATACTGGTTGCGTAAATATTGAAATAATTGGTACTAGTATTATTGAAGTTCAACTAAGAATGGGTGATATTGATCGTTTAGGTTGTGCTTCTTTACTTGAATCTATCCATAACCTCTATGCAACTAACAAGTGGGAGTGGAAACAACCTGCAAACTTTCCAGAACATTTTTACTTAGCTGCCCTCTTCGGTCAACCTAATGTCAATTTTTCTATTAATTATAATATCGTAGATGAAATATGTGATAAGCTTACCTATTGGCAAATAGACAACCCAAAAGAATATTTTGCAAACCCTTATCACGGAAATAGATTAGCTGTGTTCTGTGGAGAAAATTGGTCTGAAGTTGTTAAAGCTAGAAACCTTACCATTGCACTTTTTTCTCCAGATATTGATGGGCGTTATGTTGATTGTTTAGCAGGATTCAAAGAACTGAGAATCTAGTTACTGTTGCTCAATGCTTTTTATATATGTTATATTTTATAAAATAAGGAGATTGAGATGAAATGGATAATCGTAATATTTGTAAATTTTCTTCCTGTCACTGGTCAGTGGGAGATGTATGATTATAGTGATAACCCATTTGACTCAGAAGTAGCTTGTTTACAATTTGTTGTGCAAAATAAACAATTTTTAATAGACGAAGCTAACAAAGCGTATCGCCGCAACGATAAAGATTATGTAATTGGTTGTCCTACTTTGGATAAATTCAATGATAATGTAATGCCAGAAGAGATTGCCGCATGAATAAAGCTCAAAAATTACAGTATCATGAGCGGTGGTTAATGAAGCGTGGTGTTCACCCCTCTCAAATAAAAACTAAAAATAAATCTCATATCAAAATGCCTTGTTATAAATCCGATGTCGAGACTGCTCCGACATCTGACAGAGTAGGTAATGGTTTTGTCAAGAGTAAACATAAGTACTCTGGGTCAGGTATTCATGTCGGGCAAGCATATAATAAAGGTAACTTAGTAGTGCTTTCAAGTGCTGAAGCTAATGATGCAGCAACAGGAAAAAGAAGATGATTGATTTGATAAGAACAGTGCCAGACTATCCACATGTTGGTGTAAACTTTTATGATCTTAATAGCTTATTCAGTAGCCCGTGCTGGGCTACTTGTGTAGATGATTTAGCAAATATGTGTACTAGAGATTATTCATATATTACTAACATAGTAGGTATTGAAAGTCGTGGTTTTGTTGCAGGTTCTGCCCTTGCTCACGCACTTAGAATTCCCTTTACTATGATTCGTAAGGACGGAGCAAAGTATCCTGGAGATATTTTTACACAGTCTTATGATCTTGAATATGGTCATGATACTTT